TGATTCGCCCGGGCAAAAAGCCCGACTGGGATAACATAGGCAAGTGCGTGTGCGATGCACTCAACTCCGTTGCTTTCTATGATGATGCCCAGATCGTAGATGGGCGCACGGTCAAAAAATACGGGGAGCGTCCCCGTGTTGAGGTTGAAATCTGGGAGGAAGGCGTGAGCGGATAATGATGCGCCATGGTCACAGGCGAGACGGCGAACTGGATGCCCTATGCAGATATACCAAGTGGCTTTCAAAGGTTTCCAAACTGGTTGACGATGAAGAGTTGAGGGCTTTTGCGCGGCGAGTGCTGATGTTCACCATGAATGAGCTCATTCAAGAACAAGCCATGACGCGAGAACATGCCTTTAATATCGTCAACGACCGTTTGGCAGACTGCGCAGATTGCAAGGCAAACGGAGAAAAGCCTTGCTTTGCGACCGGCAAATATGTCGGCTGCAAATGGTTCAAGCCGCAAGCGAGGCAAGAGTTTGTGCAAGACCGCCTTGGCGATGACGCTATCAAATATCTTGAAAAATACAAGTCTGTTGGAAGGGAGCAAAAGACATGAATGTACATCCGCTGCTTAATGCGATTCTGGAAGGCATCTATGCGTGCTTTACCGTCGTTGGTTTCTGTATTACCGGCCTTGGCATCTTGGCCATCATCGGCGTTGCCGCCGCTGCTATCGGAAAGATCGCAGATGGTAAGGACGAGAAATGAGGTGCAACAGTGGGCAAAAAGACAAAAATCGATTGGGCAGACAGCACGTGGAATCCCGTCACCGGATGTCTGCATAACTGCGATTACTGTTATGCGAGAAACATTGCAAACAGATTCTCCGCGACGAGCGACTGGCATGTTTATCCTGCCCCGCTTGTGTTGGACGAGCCGTATAGGAACTGCGGCGAAGGACGCGCAGAACCCTACCCCCACGGCTTTGCTCCTACGTTTCACCGCTATCGTCTCGGTGATCCTGCGAGATGGAAAAAGCCGCGCACCATCTTTGTGTGCAGCATGGCAGACCTGTTTGGCAAATGGGTGCCGGACGAGTGGATCAAGGAAGTTATTAACGCCTGTTTGGAGGCTCCACAGCACAGGTATTTGTTTTTGACGAAGAATCCGGCGCGGTATATGCACCTGATTGCCAACGGCATCATCCCGGAAGATCAGCCGAACTTCTGGCTCGGCAGCACAGCCACCATTCCAGAAGTGGAGTTCTTCTGGCACGATACCGTGAACACCTTTGTAAGCATCGAACCAATCCTCGCCCCATTTCATGACCTGACCGATGAAGGAATCGAACCGGCAAGTAAAACCGGCTGGGTCATCATTGGTGCAGAAACGGGCAGCCGTGCCAACAAAGTCATCCCGAAGAAAGAATGGATCGACGAGATCGCCGGCGTGGCAAAGAAAGCCGGAACGCCCGTATTCATGAAAGAATCGCTCCGTGAGCTGATGGGAGATGATTTCATCCAGCAGTTCCCGTGGGGTCCGTTCGATTTGATTCTTTCTCCAGCAGATGAAAGCGGATTAGCTTACGCCGATAATCCGACTGTGTGAGAGGTGCTGCATAATGAACAAACCGATTCTGTTTAACACGGAAATGGTACAAGCGATCCTTGGAGGACGAAAGACGCAGACACGCAGAATTGCCTTCAAGAATGATGATTTGCGAGAGTTCAATCATCCACCGTATACTCATTGGTTCAAGGGCAGGGTGTATAAGTCTTTTGATAGCTTCATCAAAGACTGCCAGACGCCGAAATGCCAATACAAGCCGGGTGACATCCTTTGGGTGCGGGAGACGTGGAGCACTCATTACGACGGAGTACATCCTGATCTTGTGTACTGCTACAAAGCAGATGGAATCGACTTGAAAGCAGAGTGCTTGCCAGGAGAAAACAATCGTTGGTATCCGTCTATCCACATGCCAAAGGAAGCGGCACGAATTTTCCTGCGTGTCAAGGACGTGCGAGTCGAACAGCTGCACGACATGGATGAAGAAGCCGCAATTGCAGAAGGCTTTCCCGATTCCCCTGCTGGAACTGATTCCCCGCTCGAACGATTTACTGTTATTTGGGACAAGACGATCAAACGAAGCGATCTGCGCGAGTTTGGGTATCATGCCAATCCTTGGGTGTGGGTGGTTGAGTTCGAACGTTGCGAAATGCCGGAAGGGTGGTGTTCTGAATGAAAATCGAAATTCATTGCGAACATTGCGGTGAGCTGATCGCTACATTCGACACCGATCTTGATTCTTCCGTGGAATGGGCAGAAGCTCCGTGCGGTGAAAAGATCTGCGAAGCGTGCTGCGATGAGTGTGCTCGTCAGCATGATACTTATCACCCTTGCTCGTTTAGAATCGAAGCTGGTATGTGATGATGGTACGAACGTGGATCATTACAGAACCAACCGGCAGAAAAACGACGATTCCTGCGGAGAGCAGAGATGCTGCAATACGGCGGTTTATGCAGGAAACCGGCTGTCCAAGGGATTTTGTCGAAGAACGCTGCAAGATAAAAGGCTATGGAGCATGGAACAGGAGGCCCGATAATGAACAAAACACCGCTGCAAAAAGCTCGCGGGCGTGAGGCCGGCAGCATAAACAGTTGCCTCGAATGTGAGAAATGCGTCATGGTTGGCGGCTGGTATTATTGCGAAATCAGCGGGAAAATGCTCCACCCACTCATGATTGAGTACAAACCTGATTTTAGGTGCGAAAGGAGGTCTGGCTGATGATCCTGTACCATTTCTGTGCAGCCAAGCATGTGAAGAACATCCTTCGCAAAGGGCTGACAATGGGCGGTGTGACTGAGGTGACGCCAAAAGGTTTCGTTATCCATCAGGGCTGGAATTGGTTGACGCTCAATGGAAATCCCAAAGAGCAAAGCTGGGAAGGCCGCATCTTAATCCCGTACAGCAGGACGGCTTTCAGGCTGACCATCAACATCCCGGATGATGCCCTCGATAGGCTGTACGACCGGGAAAGACTGCTGACTGTGTTTCCCTATTCCGAGCCGCTTTTTAGAGGTCATCCCGAATCTGAGGACTGGCGAGCGTTTCAAGGTATGATTCCGCGCGAGTGGATTATCGATAGCAAAGACATGAGAAACGGAGGTGTTCCGAATGAAGTTCCTTAAACGATTGTTTTGCAAACACCATTGGGAGGTTTGCAGGAAGATGGAGCCTTTCTACTGCATCAGCGGTGAGCAGTTGTACAAGGTCTGCACCAAGTGCGGAAAGGTCAAGAAGTGGATCTTCCGAGAGGTGGAAGGGGGCGGCTACAAGTGAAGTATGCCGAAGAAGCTTCAAAGCTCAGCTATCCACGGCTACGCGCAGACCTCGACCTTTGCGAAAAGCAGCTTTACGCACTGTGTAAGGGTGAGCGCACCGGCATTACGGCATTGAGCGTACCGCCCCGACCTGAGAATTTCGACATGCAGTTCTCTGCCGCGTTTGATGAACTCCGAGCTTTCCGAACCTCCGGTTTTGTCCCGACGCAGCAAGTGCAGCAGAAGAATGAGCCAGAATAGGACGAGAAGTACGTCCTCACCCTCACCAGAGAACAGGCGATTGTCGCCCAGAATGCCTTGGAGCTGTACGCTCGATTGAGGATCGGTCAGTTCAACCGCATTACTGAGTTGATGCTGGACGTTCGGAGCGTGGACGAGTATTGCGAGCGCCGAGACCTTGCGAACGACCTTCTCAAAGTTGTTGCCTGTATCATTTTCGGCAGGAATGAGTACAACCAGCCCAAATGTGAGAAGGACGCGCTGCACCACCGAGCATGGAACATCTACGCAACGCTCCGTTACCACATGGCATGGCATGACCGCCCGGAGGGCGGCTGGGGCGTACACTTCGATACGCCTTATCCGTGGGGTGGCGAATCCATTCCTGAGTGCAAGGTCATTCCGGCAGAAAAAGGCGGTGAAATGCCTTGAAACGGATTGAACAGTTCAAGTGCGATTGCTGCGGAACGCTTTATTCCGACAAGTCGGAATGCGTAAAATGCGAAAGCCAGCATGTGAAATGTGCTCGCATCGAACATGAGTACCACCTTCCGTACAAGGTGAGTGCGAAATATCCGCAGAAAGTGCGGATTGTCATGTCGGATGGAACGGTACAGCTCTACGAGAGGAGAAAAAGCTGATGAAAGTCACCCTGATTTATAAGCCCGAAGAACGCGAATTGATGCTTTTCAAGCGGTGCATTTGGGTAACGATGGGAAAGTCTGCCCCCCCGGAGAAGCTGCCCAGCAGCAAATTGTTGCAGCGCGTGCTTCACGCAAGGCATAGCCCGGTTCGTGTCCTCAATTTCGCATTTCTGATCGAGGGCATCCCCAGCAACACGGCTACTCACCTCGCCCGTCACGTCCATGCAGTTCCGTTCGTTTCCAGCCTCCGCAATGACCGGCAGGAAAAGATCGACGGCGACAAAGCTCCGCGCGATACGCCCGTGGACATGATCTTTTACTGCAATGCCGAGGAGCTGATGACTGTTGCAAACAAGCGCCTTTGTGGTCGTGCGGCCGCGAGAACGCGGGAAGTCGCAAGGATGATGTGCGATACAGCCATTGAGGCCATGCCGGAGCTTGAGTGGGACTTGGTTCCGATGTGCGTCTATCACGGCGGTGTTTGTCACGAACTCGAAAGCTGTGGGAGGTGCATGCGTGGATGAGCGACAAGATTCCGATCCGTAATAGCGAGGGCTATATGGATCCGACCACCCACGATGCACTCACCAACGTCATGCGAGAACAGCAGATGGCGGCAGATGACGCCGATGCTCGCAATAGCCGCCTGATCAAGGTTATCAAGTCGATCATTGATATTGCCGGTTTCGATCTCATTGCGAGAATTGAACTGCGAGATCGCAAAAGCGGGAGGGTTTACAGATGATTGAGTACAGCGGAACAATACGGCTCATGCAGTTACTCGAACTCGAACGCCGCCAGCATCAGGAAACAAAGAGAAAGCTCGAAAAGGCAGAGCACGACCGGGCGCGTTATAAGCGTCGAATCCGCTACCTTGATGGACGGCATGCCGTTTTGTGCAGCGAGTTCCGCGCTTTACGAAAAGAACGCGACATCCTTACCGTCGCGTTGGATGCATGCGAAAGGAGCCTGATGGAATGTCAGCATGGCGAATCGAAAAAGATGCAGAGGGCAGATTCCATTTCTCGGAGCGGGAATATTACGCAACGAGAGAACTGTTCGGCATCGTCAGCACTTTCAACAAGTGTGCGGGACAGCTTGAAAAGCGAGTCCGGGAAATTCCCGGAGGATGGCGAGATCTGAAACTTATCATGGCGCTGTCCGAGAAGTTGATGCGGAACATACTCAGCACCGTGCCAAAGAAAAAGCTGGCAGTTATCAAGCGCGAGCTTGACAGCACGGAGGTCATCGTGAATGTCAAAAACACGATAGCCCCCCCTGCTGAGGGTGATACAGACGGCTATACCTACGTTTCGTCGAGGGCGCTTGAACGTATCACGCAACGCTGCGTGGCATTTGAATGTTTCGCTTGCTCGAAGAAAGGCGCAGAAGTCAGGAAGTGCCAGCTTCGGAAAGACATCGAAGACACATACATGTACGACTATCCCAAAGTCGGCAAGAACGAATGCCCGTTTATGGGGCAGCTTGGAGGCATTGACGATGATTGAGATTCATCCTGAACAGCTCACCATCGAGGAAATGAAAGAGCTGGCAAAAGAACAGATCAGCGTCGAGGTGGAAACCTTCCGAGGGAAAAATTATCACACCAAGGCGAAGATCATCCCCATGTTTGTTATTGCCAAGAACACCTTGGATTATCCCGGGAAATACACCGTCCGGCTGTTTGATGGCAAACACCCCACCTGTCTTGTGGCTGTGAAAAACAGCCACAAGGAAGCACGAAAAGCCATTCCGAGGGCTTGTAGCAAGTGCGCCCCGCGCAGCAAAACCGACAACCGCGTCATTGTTGAAACTTGGTTCTGAGGAGGATATTATGCTGGATTTGAACGTTTTTTCAAAAGAGGTACACGAGAATGCCCACGCCCACGGCTGGTGGGAACAGGATCGCAGCAAGGGCGAAATCCTTGCCCTGATCCATTCGGAAATTTCCGAGGCGCTGGAAGAATATCGTGCGGCACGTCCGATGGTCTGGTATGAGTGCAAAGAAATGCACAACCGTTGCGATTGCATCCCGGATTGCTACACCAAGAAGGTAGGCGAGGATCCAAAGCCTTGCGAATACCGCAATCCCAAGCCGGAAGGCATCGCGGTTGAGTTGATCGACTGCTGTATCCGAATCCTTGATTTCCAAGGTGCGGCCAGCGTTGAAATCACTTCCGGGGCGAACGTGGATGGTTTGATCAAGACCACGCCCGATTCTCTGCTCGCGCTGTGCGAGGAAAAGGACTTCCCGGAGATGATCGCCATTCTCCATGCTCTCGTTTCCGAGGCTCTTGTCTTGAACGATTTGGAAGCAGCTATCAAGCCGCTTCTGAGCGCACAGGCTGTCATTTATGCTTGGGTGAAGCGCAACGGGCTTGACCCGGAAAAGCTGCTTATCGAAAAGCATGAGTATAACAAATCTCGCCCCTACAAGCATGGCAACAAGGTTTGTTGAGTGCTTCCGTCCATTTAAGCGAATTAAAGGCGCACTCCTGCCTGTCTCGATGGCAGCATGAGGAAATGGAGGGCAGCGAAAGTAACCTGTCACAAACGATTTCAAGCGTAAATACGGAGGTAGAGCATGAACAGTGTAAGTCTGGTCGGAAATCTGACCCGTGATCCTGAATTGAGAACAACGAACGGTGGCCTTGCCACCTGCTCGTTTACGATTGCAGTCAACCGTCCCAAGACGAAGGATGGTGTGCAGCAAGCCGATTACATCCCCATTGTGACGTGGAGAGGCACGGCAGAGAATTGTGCGAGGTATTTGGCCAAGGGGCGCAAGGTTGCGGTCACCGGCGAAATCCGCACCCGAAGCTATGATGGCAAGGACGGCACGAAGAAGTACGTCACCGAGATCCTTGCAAACAATGTCGAGTTCCTTACCCCCCGTGGTCAGCAGAACGATAGCGGTTATGCGCCCAGCGACGCGGATGCGCCCCCGGCAGATAATGGCGGTTTCGTCCAAGTGGATGACGAAGAGCTTCCGTTCTGATTCCCTTATCCGGCAGGAGTGATCCACCACTCCTGCCGGGAGCATGAATAACGAGAGGTGGTTATGTCATGAGACACGAAAAGGTTGACGAGATGCTGAAAGCATACCGCTTCGAGGTTGGGCGCTGCGGACACCTTGAAATCGAGATCATGCAGCTTGAAAAGGAAATCGCACGGTGCAAGCGCATGGCGGCAGAAGAAGCATCTTCCGTGCAGCCGCAGCAGTTGACGGGGATGCCTCATGGAACGACCGTCAGCAGCCCGACAGAGCGAATCGGAATAATGCTCGCCTCCGGGTGGCAGCCTGAGTATATCGTCGAGATGGAAAAGGAGCTGACCCTTTTGCAGGATGAGTATTCCGAAAGGAAGTTGACCGTGCTGTTCGTGTCATCGTGGCTGCAAGGGCTGTCAGAGCGCGAAAGGTGGATCGTCGAGCATCAGGTTATAGACGGCGAGTATTGGAAAGACATCGCGACGGCATATAAGCTGGCATACTCTGAAGAAAGCTCCAAGGATAGCTTGAAACGCCTTAAATCGAAAGCTATGAGCAAGATATACGAGATGGCGATGTAAAATACGGAAAATCCGATTTTGCACCCCCTGTTGCACCGGATTTGCATCTTTTCAATTCGAGATTTTGGATGTATAATTAAAATCAATGGACGAGCAGGCAGTTTTTCGACTGTCTGCTTTTTGTATTACAAACGGAGGGATTGCGATGATCTACGACTACCTGATCGTCGGCGCTGGCTTGTATGGAGCAGTCTGTGCAAGAATTTTGACCGACAACGGATACCGATGTCTCGTCGTTGAGCGTAGAGAGCACATCGGCGGCAACTGCTACACGGAAATGACCGAGGGAATTATGGTCCACAAGTATGGAGCCCATATTTTCCACACCAACAGCGATGAGGCTTGGGAGTTTGTGAACAGGTTTGCGAAGTTCATGCCCTATTGCCATACTCCTGTTGCCAATTTCAACGGTGAGATTTACAACCTCCCGTTCAACATGAACACCTTTGCCAAGCTGTGGAACGTCAGCGTCCCGGAAGAAGCAAAGCAGATGATCGCAGCACAGGCTACGGTTCCGAAGGATGGCTTGAAGCCTGAAACCGTCGAGGAGCTTGCCATGCAGACCGTTGGCAAGGATATTTACGAGAAGCTGGTTCAGGGGTACACTGAGAAGCAGTGGGGCAAGAAGTGCAGCGAGCTTCCTGCCGAAATCCTTGGTCGAATTCCTCTGCGGTTTGTCTATGACAATAACTACTTCGATGCGAAGTATCAGGGCATCCCTGAACGCGGCTATACCGACATGATCCAGCAGATGCTTCGCGGCATCGATGTGGTCACCGGCGTTGATTTCTTGGAGCACAAATGCGTGTTCGAGGGAATGAGCCGCAGGACGATCTTCACGGGCGCTATTGATGCGTATTTCAACTACTCCGCTGGCGAGCTTGAATGGCGCAGCCTCCGCTTCGAGCACTCGGTTCTTGACAAGCAGGACTATCAGGGTGTCTCCGTGATGAACTTCACGGACAGCGAAACTCCGCACACACGGATCATTGAGCATCGGCACTTTGACAAGAACTGCACGAGCAACAAGACCGTCATTACTCGCGAGTTCCCTGTGCGTTGGGAGTGCCGGAGTCAGGAAAAGTACTACCCGGTCGATGACAAGAAGAACCGGGAAACCATTCAGGCGTACCGGCAGTTGGCAATGGCTGACAAGCGCACGGTATTCTGCGGCCGCCTTGGTGAGTACGCGTACATCGACATGGATCAGACTGTTTTCCGCGCTATCCACAAGGCGAACCTTCTCAGCGAAGTGGATCGCGTAAGATATTAAGCAACGGAGGGTATAGCATGAGCACGCAGATCAAATGGGCAGACAGCGAGTACCATCTGCCTTTAAGCCAATTCAAGGCCAATAAGAAAAATCCCAAGATCCACACGCCGGAACAGATTGAGCACATCAAGAAATCCATTCTCAAGTTCGGCTTCAACGACCCGATTGCCACATGGGGCGATAAGCACCTCATCGTGGAAGGTCACGGCAGAGTACAGGCGCTCCGGGAGATGGCCGAAAGCGGCCAGATCGAGATCCCCGAACAGGGCATCCCGTACATCCCCCTTGACCACCTCACTCCCACCGAACGCGATGCTTACATGCTCGAACACAACCAAGCCACCATGGAAACCGACTGGGAAGGCGAAACGCTTTCCGAGTTGCTCGCTGAGTTGAGCGAGGGGGGGCTTGATATGTCCGAGTTTGGCTTTGGTCTGGAAGATGCAGACGAAGAAGATGATCCTCTCGATGATAAATATAATAATATTGCAAAGGGTGAGATCATCTACGAACCGAAGGAAACCAATCACAAGGTTTCTGACCTGTTCCGTATGCCTACTGACTTCGACGAGGATATTGCCCAGATCGAGAATGAAGAACTCCGGGAGATGTTGAGGATTCGAGCAGCTTGGTTCTGCGACTTCAACTTCTCCAAGATCGCTGATTATTACGCCTATCAGGCCACTCCGGAAGAACAGAGAATCTTTGAACGTCTCGCCCTTGTGCTGCTGGATGAAAACAAGCTCTACGAGAATGGTTTCGCCAATATCATGAGGCAGATCGATGATGAAGATTCCGACGAGTAAAGGCGGTGAGGTCATGGAAAATGCTCTCGAAAAGCTGAATACGATATACATCATCAGCAAGGGCCGTCCTCAATGCCATACCGCCCGAACACTCCAAAAGATCCATTACCCCGGAAAGTGGTTTATCGTGTGCGGCAACAACGATGACACCATCGACCAGTACAAGCAGAATTGGGGCGAAGATCGCGTCCTTGTGTTTGACTGGTATGAGCAGATCAAGCATACCGACACGATGGACAATCTCGGTTTCGAGAAATATCCCAGCGGCGCCGTTCCTGCTCGAAACGCCACGCACAACATCAGCCGAGATCGTGGGGAGCTTCGCCATTGGCAGTTGGATGACGACTACAACACCTTCGCCTGTTATGATCCGGCGACTGGTAAGAATGCAGTCATCCGAGATGGAGCGCTCTTGCAGAAGAAAATGCTCCAAATTGCCGAGTTTGCCCATCAATGCAGACTCCCCAATGCTGGTTTCACCCTGTCCACGATTGAGGCTGCGCCGATGAACCGATACAAGTATGCCAAGCGAGTTTTCAACGCTCATTGTCTCCCGAGTACGGATGATATTTACGTTCCGTGGCGCGGTCGCCTGAACGATGATGTTATCAATGCTCAGGACATCATGCGAGTTGGGAAAATCGGCATCCAGTTCAAGTACCTTTCCACGGCCACTACACCCACTCAGCAGGAAGCCGGTGGCCTCACGGAATTCTACAAACAAGTGGGAACCGTCCAGAAAACAGCGTATGCCATTATGAACGCTCCTGATATAACTCAGCTCGTCATTCGCTTTGGCAGATACCATCACAAGGTAGACTGGAATGCTATCGCAGTAAAGATCATCGACGAGAAGTATAGAAAGTATACTGTACAGTAGTTGTATATATAAATTATATAATATAAAAAAGACTAATACAGTATATAGAGTCGGGAGGCAGAGCAACTATGGCGAACGGTAAAGCCGGAAGGCCTGAAAAAGAGATCAAGAAGATCGACTTTGAAAAGCTGTGCGCCCTGCAATGCACCCAACAGGAAATCTGCGATTTTTTCGAGTGTGACCACAAGACGCTGACAAAGTGGTGCAAGCGGACGTACAAGAAAGAATATTCCCAAGTTTACGCCGAAAAAAAAGTAGGCGGCAAAATTTCACTTCGTCGCCTACAGTTTCGCCTCGCAGAGAAGTCCGCTGCGATGGCGATTTTTCTTGGCAAGAACATTCTCGGACAGTCTGATTTCCCTGAGAACGACAACACCGATGAAGTGGCAGCGAAAGCAAACGCCCAGATTCAGTCGTTGGCTGACCTCATCAATAATCCGGTTGAGGACATCGATATCGAGTCTTTGCATGATGAGCCAGAGACCGAAAGAGGTGACGGCGCTGAATGATTGAATACGCACCGATTTGCAAGCGCCAGTCAGACTACATCAAGCGCTCGAAGAACGCATGGCTCAATGTGGCCGAGGGCGGCAAGCGTGCAGGAAAGAACATCACCAACCTCATTGCGTGGGCTGCGGCGATTGATTCACATCCTGACCGCCTCCATTTGGCTGCCGGCGTATCTCAGTCATCGGCAAAAATGAACATCATCGACTCGGATGGCTTTGGCCTCGAATGGATATTCAAGGGACGATGCAGAAACGGTCAGTACAATGGCCGCGACGCGCTGATTATCCAATCCAAGACCGGCGAGAAGGTGGTCATCATTGCCGGTGGTGGAGACAGCCGAAGCGCAAGCCTCATCAAGGGTCATTCGTATGGCACGGCGTACATCACCGAAGTTAATGAGTGCCACAAGACGTTTTTTCAGGAAGTCATCGACCGAACTCTGGCGAGCAGTAAGCGCCAGCTTTTTTTCGACCTGAACCCAAAACCACCCGCCCACTGGTTTTACACCGAGTTCCTTGACTATCAGGATGCCTTGAAAAAGCAAGGAAAGAACAACGGCTACAACTACGGGCATTTCACTATTGCGGACAACCGAAGCATTACCCGTGAAACGCTGCTGGCCTCCCTTGCCAAGTACGACCGCTCCTCGATTTGGTATCAGCGGGATATTCTCGGAAAGAGGACCAGCGCAAGCGGACGCATTTACACCGGCTATCGCTATCAGGATGTCGCCATAGATCCTGCCGAGATTCGCAAAATGAATTTCGCAGAATTGATTATCGGCATCGACGTTGGCGGTACGGACGCGACCGTAGCCACCCTCACAGGTGTTACGAGAGGTTTTGAACAGGTTGTGCAAATCGATGGCCTGTACCATAAGCAAGGCATCGACAACAAAATGGACGAGACCCTGTACGTTAAGATGATCGTCGAATGGATTATCCCATGGTCGAGAGTCTATCCCCGAATTGGCACGATTTACGTTGACAGCGCAAACAAGCTGTTCCGGCAGGGATTAAAGCGAGAGCTTGACCGCCGAGGATTGAGCCGATTCACCGTACACGGTTTTGATAAAAGCGACGGTATCTTGGAGCGCATCGAACTGTCCTGTATGCTCATTGCGCAGGGCAGATACAAGATCAATAGCTCCATGGCCAAATGGCATGAAGCGTACCAGATGGCAACTTGGTCGGATGAAGAGTTCGAAAAGGGCGATTGGGTTCGCACAGATGATGGCAGCTATCCGGTTGACTGTTTGGACAGCGCCGAATACTCCCTTTACCCTCTCCGTCGCTACTTAGTTTGACAGCTTCGATGAGTGGCTATAAGCCACGGCCCGGCTTCCTCCTTCCTTCGGCGGGGTGGCCGCCTGTCGTCGAAAGGGGTTTGCTTGCTCCCCTAATCTGGCGATTCAAGGCGGCCTATTTTCTTTATGGAGGTGATACCATGCAACCGCAGGAAAACAGCCTGTCGGTGTTTCTCACGCCCAAACAAGCGTGGGATGAGCTGACGCTATACCGCGCGAAATACTATTCCCAATACTCCGCAGCTTACAGCGGCGACCATGCCAGTCTGATTCAGACGGCAGTACACGGTTCGTTTTGGAAGCGGAACGGCAAGTGCCGAATCCATATGCCGATTGCTGCCGATATTGCCGCCACCAGCGCCGACCTCCTGTTTGGCGAGGAACCGCGCTTCACCTGTTACGACGAAGAAGATGGCGACAAGGAAAGCCCCCAGCAGAAACGGCTTGAACAGCTTGTATCTGCCAATAACCTCTTTGGTCTGCTGAACGAGGGCGCGGAAACCTGTTCGGCGCTCGGCGATGTGTTCCTGAAGCTGAACTGGCGAGCCGATGAAAGCGACCATCCGATTCTCACCGTCACCCAAGGCGATGCCGCATGGCCTGAATACGTCCTTGGCACATTGAAGTGCATTCACTTCTTTACGATCCTGAAGCGCGACTCCACGACATCTGCTGTGTGGAGGATTTACGAGAGGTATGAGCGCGGCAAGATTACGATGGCTGTATTCAAGGGTACCGATAACGACCTTGGCCACGAGGACAAGGGAACTGTGCTGGACGAGCTTGGGTATGAGCCGGAAATCACCACGCCGGTAGACGATATGCTGGCTGTTCACATTGCCAACATCAGGCCGAACCGCGTGGATCGATCCAACGTCCACGGCAGAAGCGACTTTGATGGTTTGCGCGACCTGATGGACTCGTTGGACGAAACGTATTCCAGTTGGATGCGTGATGTTCGCCTTGCCAAGGCGCGTTTGATTGTTCCGGCTGAATATCTCCGCAGAAAGCCGCAGGATATGTTCAAGGATCGAGAATACAAATTCGAGTTTGATGAGGACGTGGAAACGCTCGTTGCCTTGGATATTGACACGGACAACAAGAGCGCCAGCGCCATCACGCCGAGCCAGTTTGCCATTCGCGCCGCCGACCACGCTTCCACTTGCCTCGACCTGATCCGCAACATCGTCACGATTGCCGGTTACGCGCCGCAGACGTTCGGTTTGAACATCGAGGGCAACGCCCAGTCCGGCACGGCGCTTCACATCCGCGAAAAGAAGTCCTTCGGCACGCGGAGCAAAAAGCAAACCTACTGGAAGTCTCCCCTTGAACAGATCATGACGGCTATGGTCCATCTGGATGCAGCTATATATCCGGGCGGCGGGAGCGACGCAAAGGGTGCGGTCAAGGTTCATTTCGCGGACAGCACTTCCAATGACCTGTCCACGCTGTCTGCCGCGATTGAGATGCTGAACCGCGCCAATGCGATTTCCGTGCAGTTGAAGGTGCAGACCTTGCATCCCGACTGGACGAAGAAACAGGTCGCCGAGGAGGTTGACCGCATCATGGAAGAAACGGGCATGAACATGGATGACCCTACGTTCGGGCTTGGCGACTTCGATGATCCGACCAAGAAGCAGCAGAACGACCCTGACGCGACCAAGCAGAACGAGGAGGGCGACGAGGAGGATGAATAATGCCTATTGCAGTCTCCGAATACGAGCACCTTGCCGGTGAAATGCTTGCGCTTTACGAAGAAGCTGAACAGGCCATGTTGAAACGGGTCGCCAAACGGCTTGCTCGTGGAGTGAATACGCCGGGGTGGACGGAAAAGAAGTATGCAGAAGTCAATGCAGTCCGAAAGGAATTGTCCGGCTTGGTTGGAGGCATCACCAAGGGACGAATGGTTATCGCGCAAAAGAGCTTGGAAAAGGCGTACACCGCCAGCGCCACTGCTTTTGAAACCGAAGCGTCCAAATTCACGAATTTGGCTGGTATCACCCGAATATCCCCCAATGCGCAAAAGGTTGCCGCCATCCTATCCGAACTGAACGAATCGCTGGATGCAGCCGACAGAATGATTCTCCGCAAGGCGAGCGATGCTTATGCGGATATCGTTGGGCGGACAGCAGCCAAGGTTGCAACGGGTACAATCACCGTGCGCGATGCAGTCAAGCAGGAGCTTGACCAGTTCGCAGCCAAGGGCATTTCCTCGTTTATTGATAAAGCAGGACGTGCATGGGAAATGTCCACCTATGCAGAGATGGCCACCCTCACAGCGATTGAGAGGGCGACCATTCAAGGATATACGGACACAATGCAAGCGTATGGCTTTGACCTCGCTGTTATTTCCGGGCATATGGGGGCTTGCCCCCTGTGTGCCGCATGGGAAGGGGTCATCATTTCGGTGTCTGGAAACGACAGAGACCATCCGTCGCTATCCGACGCAGAAGGCGCAGGAGTTTTCCATCCGAGGTGCTTGCATCACCTGTCCACTTATTACGAGGGCATCACCAAGAACACGCGGAACAAGCCGAGAAAGGTCATGCCCCCAAGCGTGGAGTATTCCACACGCCAGCGGCAGAGGGCACTCGAAAGAAAGATCCGGCTCTGGAAGCGGCGCATGGCAGCAGCCATCACGCCGCAGGACGAAAGAGCCGCATACGCCCATGTGCGCCGCTATCAGGCAGACATTCGCCAGTTGATCGGCGAGTCCGAGGAATGGCTGCCGAGAAAGTATTGGCGAGAGGGCGGTTCGGTACGATTGAGTGCCGCAGCGAAGAAGTTGCGCCCGGTATCGCTTCCAACACGATAACGATAATCGGAGGTTGAGCCAATGGCACGTTCCACCAAAACCGCAACCGAGACCGCTTCCGAAGCCTCTGTTGCAAACAGCATCAGCGTTCCCATCCAAGATGCAGAGCAGCTTTATGAGCTGTTCAAGAACGTTGAACTTGCTGATTTCCATTTCCATACTTGTCAGGCGGTCAATTTCAGGCAGCATGTCCAGTCGGTGTACAAGGCTGAGAACGTGAGGGCTGCATTTGAGCGCTTGAACGACGCTATTACCGCTGCGAAGGGAGGTTAAAGGCAATGCTGACCGCAACACGCGAAAATAAGTCCATCCACATCACTTCCAAGAACGCCGCTGGCGAGGAAGTGTTCTCTGCTCATGCAAACTACTCGTCCCGCTCCATCAACGTTTCGTTTGAAATGCTGAACGAGGAGTATTGCTCAGAGAATGGTTCGGAAGTTGAGTCCGCCATTACTTCGTTCTTGAACCGCTTGAATGAGATTCTTGCTGCGGATGAATTACCGCAGGTCAATAGCTGATTCGGCTGTCTAAGGCGAATTTAAGCGGTTTAACAGTATGAATAAGAGCGCATCTGCCATGCAGGTGCGTTTTTATATGCCTGTCGTGGAGGTTTTCCGCGACCTGCCGTGCCGGAGAGTGCCGGTATAACAACTCAAAGCAGGAGGATTGAACCATGTACGAATTTCTCAAGCCCATCCTCGGTGACGAGCTTTTTGCTCAGTTCGAGGAAAAGATGTCTGCTGCGACTGGCATCACCCTCGCCAACATCGCAGACGGCAGCCACATTCCCAAGTCCAAGTTCGATGAAGTGAATGGCAAGCTCCGGACTGCCAATCAGAGCATCGCAACGCTCAATTCCCAGCTTTCCGAAGCGCAGTCCAAGTCTGGTACTGTGGACGAGCTGAACGGAAAAATCACCCAGCTCACCAGCGACCTTGCTGCCCGTGATACTCAGATCGCTCAGATCGGTTTGAGGTACCGCGCGAAGGATGAACTCCGCGCCATGGGTGTGCGCAATCCCGATATGCTCCTGAACATGCTCGACATGAGCAAGGTTTCCGAGCAGGACGGCAAGCTGATGGGCCTCTCTGATCAGGTTGAGCCTTTCCGCAAGTCGGATGCTTACCTGTTCAACAACACTCCTGCCCCCCGTGGCGGCTTTGGCGGTTCCGTCGATCAGAGGCAGGAAATCTCTACCGCCGATGCAAACGCTGCTATCCGCATGGCGGCTGGCAGACAGTAACAAACCGATATGGAGGTAAACAAACATGGCTATCATTGATCGTACTGGTGCCGAAGTCCTCATCCCCGAGGAGAATGCTCGCGAGATCGTGCAGACCGTACCCGAACAGTCCGTTACTATGCGGCTGATGAAGCGTCTGCCCGACCTGTCCACCCGTACCCGCGTCATCCCTGTTCTGAGCGCCCTTCCCATGGCGTATTTCGTGGATGGCGACACCGGCTACAAGCAGACCACCTCTCAGGCTTGGGAGAACGTCAAGCTGTACGCCGAAGAAATCGCCTGTATCGTTCCCATTCCCGAGAACGTGCTGGACGATTCCGACTACGACATCTGGGCGAATGTCAAGCCCCGTCTGGTGGAAGCCATCGGCGCCACCTTCGACAAGGCTGTGCTGTTCGGCACCAACAAGCCCGCGAATTTCCCCACCGGCATCATTCCTGCGGCTATCGCTGCTGGCAACTCTGTCGCGCTGGATAAGGATGTCTCCCTGTATCAGCAGCTTCTCGGTGAGGGCGGCGTTGCGTCCCTGATCGAAGAGGACGGCTACATCCCCAACCACTACGTCGGCGCTATTGGTATGCGCTCCAAGATGCGCGGCACCGTGGACAACAACGGTCTGCCCATCTTCGGTCGTGCCGTGTACCGCGATGGCGTTGGCACTCGTTCTGCGTATGAGCTGGACGGCAACGGCATCGAGTTCCCCCGTACCGAGGTCATGGACGCTTCTCAGGCTCTGCTGCTGGGTGGTGACTGGAACGCTCCTGTGTGGGCTATCCGTTCCGACATCAACACCAAGCTGCTGACCGAGGCCGTCATTCAGGATCCCAACACCAAGGAAATCGTGTACAACCTTGCCCAGCAGGACATGGTTGCTCTGCGCGTGACCTTCCGTGCTGGCTGGGCGCTGCCCAATCCTATCAACCGCGTGAACACCGACGAGACCACCCGTTATCCCTTCGCTGTTCTGACTCCTGCCGCTGGCGCTTAATGGAGGCGTGAACGATGAATGTCCGACTCACTCAGCCCTTGCCGACGATTAACGGCAGGGTGCTTCCTATCGGCATGGAGCTTGACGCGCCTCCGGCCTTCAAAGAGAGGCTGGTCGCCGCTGGCAAGGCTGTTTGGGTGGATAAGAAACAGGACGGGGGTGTGGCAGAAATGCCCACTCCCGTTTCTCCCGTGAAGCCCAAACGGAAGAAGGTGTAACGCATGGCCGATGTTCATATCCATTGCGACGAACCTACCGCCGAAGAACTGGAAATGATGCGCGACAAAATGAGCGCCTACATCTTCCCCAATTCGCCTTACACCGACTCCGAGAAAGCAGCCTTTGAAAAGGCTTGCAAGTACCAGATCGCCCACGAAAAGACGGTTGCTTCCCAATGTGGCGACAATGCCATTCCCGAAGGAACAAAGTCGTTCAACATTGGCGATTTTGCCATGTCTTTTGAAGATGGCGCTATGAGTTCCAAGCTGACCCGGAAAACCATTTGCCCCTATGCGCATGGAGTCCTCCTGAAAGAGGGCTTGCTGTACAAGGGTGTCGAAAGGGCGTGGTAAGCATGGCGCTGATTGATGCTTTCCTTCGACAGACAGCCACCATCAAACCGTACATCCGAGAAGCAGGCGGCGGCCCTGTATATGGCGAGGAGGAAACGAGGCGTTGCAGATTGCAGCGAGGTCGAAACCTTCAAACCACATACAAAAACGCAGATGGTCAGATCGACCAAACGCTGGCCGACACGAAGATGTTTTGCACGGGCGCAGCGATTCCCGAGCGAAGCATCGTCACGTTTGAGGGTCGGGAGTATATTGTCATCAAGTGTTATGTCTTGAACGGTTTTCAAGACAGCCATTTGGAGGTGTATCTGGAATGAGTGCAAAAGTACACCTGAAAGTGGACATCGATAAGGCGCTCATTAAACAGGTCACAACGGCTGGCTGTAAGCGCGGCACATGGATGGCGCTTGACCACCTCGCATCCGTGAGCAAAGATCAAGTCCCTCTTGACCAAGGGCCGTTGGAAAATTCTTGCACAGTTGACGTGAGCGACGATGGAAGTCAAGGAACGGTCAGCTACGATACTCCCTATGCTGTTATCCAGCATGAGAACACACACTACAACCACCAACGAGGACGCAAGGCCAAGTACCTTGAAGATCCTGTCTTTGACGGCTCTGTTCAGAGCGAAATGGCACAGCTTGCACAGCAAGGCCTTGCCGCAGAAATGGGGTGACGATGTTTGAACCTGATCGAACAATTTGCACTCCACCTTGAATTTCTCGGCTTTGGTATCGTGTCCGATGAGGAGCGCGAGGGCAACATCTTCTGGGGCTTGATGCCCGAACAGCCGGACGAATGCATTTGCGTTTTTTCGAGCGACAGCGGATATGGAGGCTCAGAGGATGGAGCACGCATCCAAGTCATGACACGCGCCAAAAGTACAAAGGCCGCCTACGAGTGCTCTCAGGCGATTGCAGAAGTCCTCGTCGATTACGAGGGGTACTTAAATGGCGACGGCGCAAGGGCTTCTATCCGTGTCCTGAACGCTTCTGCCGGACTTGGTGCCGATAGCAAGAAGCGCGAGCTGTATTCGAGCAATTTCCTCGTGTACTACTGTAACTATTGACCCGCCGAGCGCGGGAGAATGGAGGAACAACCATGAAAGGTCGTAAGAATGGTTGCCCTGTCAATATCAAGAACTGGCTGGTGTTCATCCTCGATGTCGCCACTCAGGAGTACGTCCGCATTTATGGCCTGAACAGCCTGAATCGCGGCATTGACAGCGAAACCGAAGATGGCTCCGCCGATACCGACGTATGGGCCGAGCCTTATGTCACCAAGCGCAGCGGCAGCATTTCCCTCGAAGGCAAGAAGGTTGTCGTCGAGGCTACCGGCGAGAATGATCCCGGTCAGGATATGCTCAACTCCTACGCCGAGGCCGCTGGCTGTGATGCCGACGCTACCCTGAAGTTCGTCGATCCCTATGGTCATGCGTGGGTCGCTGACTACATCGTGACCAGCCGTGAAGAGTCTGCGGACGAGTCCGGCGAAACGCTGTCTTGGGACATGGAACAGGTCGGCGAAGTTGAGGTTCTGCCCTATGTGCAGGTGCAGTCCGTCGCTTTCGAGGCTGATGGCTCTGCTTCCGAAAACCTGCAGCTGGCCGTTGGCGGCGCTGCCAAGATCGTCAGCGTTGCATTCACCCCTGCCGAGGCTTCCAATAAGCGCTTCCGCGTGACCAACAGCAAGCGCAGCGTTTGCACCGTTGGTAACGTCACCGAGGAAGGCTTCACGGTCACCCCTGTGTCTGCCGGTTCCGCGACCATCAAGGTCACGACTGCCAGCGGCGCCAAGGTTGCGACTCTGAACGTCACCGTCAGCGGCGCGAACTAATTTCACATTCAACCTACTGGGGAGGACGCTTCGTGCGCCTCCCCTTTATTGACGATAGGAGGAAAAACAAGTGGGTAAAGTTCTGAATTTTGACCAGTTCCTTTCCGAGAAGAACAAGGAAACCATCTCTGTCACCGTGTTCGGTGAAAATTACGAGGTTCCCGCGCAGATTCCGGCCATCGTTCCCGTGATGATGGCTCGCGCCGAAAGCACGAGCGATCCGCAGATGGCTACCCGCATGACCATGAAGGCTGCCGATGCCATGTTTGGTGAAGAAGCAGTCAACGAGATGTGCGATAACGGCATGTCCGCTCCTGACCTTGCCAACCTTGTCCAGCAGCTTTTCAAGATGATTAACGGCACGGACGACGAGGATGATGATACCGAGGAAGTGTCTGACGAGGACAGCCGCAAGCAGACCGGTGTGGGTAAGCGCGCAAAAAAGTAAACATGCTCCAAATATGGGATGCGGTCGAGGCTGACTTCCTACGGGATTACCGCATCACATTGATGGAGCACATCGACACGATGACTTGGAGGCGCTTCCTCGTACTCCTTAACAACCTTTCCCCCAATGGCGCGGTTGCCGTAAGGATCCGCGCCGAGAACGATAAAGAAAATACGACAGACGAACAAACGGACGAGCAGGCAGCGAACGCTTTCTTCTCGTCCATTGTTTCTGTTTGATGGACAGGAGGCGATTCGATGGCGCTTAAAGTTGGTGAGCTGTACGCGTCGTTTGGTATTGATTCTTCCGGCATCGACAGTGCAATCAGCGGAATCGAAAAAAAGTGCTCCAGTATCGCCTCCGGCCTTGGTAAAGCGGGAGCTGCGGCCTCTTTGGCCATTACAACTCCCATTGTTGCTATCGGTAAGGACATCTATGATGCTGGTACTGCCTTTTATTCTCAGATGAGCCGCG